CCAATAGCAACTTGTACTGCTTGCTCTTGTGTAAGTTTTAGATCACAACCAGGCATATTATAACCGAAAGCAATCGTACCTCCAGTCATAGGTATCTGAACCATACCTCTTGTTGCTTTTGCTATATCACCTTGCTTCATAGGATCATCGGATGCTCCGAAGTCCACTGTTTGATCAAGGAATGCTTTTCTACCTGAACCACTACCAACTGCTTGATAGTTTACTCTATGTCCTCCTTCTTTTGCGAAGTCGGCAAACCATCTTTGGTATATCTTAGATGGGAATGACGCACCTGCTCCTGAGAGTCTTGTTCGTGCTTGAGCACAACCTGGTGTCATTAAAGCAACTAATGCTGCTACTGCGAAAACCTTTTTCATTTCTGTACGGTTAGGGCATTTTATATATTAACATAAAAAAGACCCCCTGCAAAGCAGAGGGTCTGATCCATCTCGAACTCCTAATATTTAGAATACGAACTTAGCACCAATTTTACCACCGAAGTTGATGATGTCATCACCAGTAGAATCTTCATCAGAGATACCAGAGATTTCTCCGTATACTGATAGATCTTCGTTAACTGCTAATGAAGCACCTGCCTTACCAGAGAACTCAGTCTCAGTATCGTCAGCAGTTTCGCTGTGAACGAAAGCAGGACCACCTTGGATGTAGTATGCAATCTTACCTTCAGAAGCAGATCCGTCGAATCCTACAGCAACGTCTGTAGTAGCACCTGTGTAGTCTCCATCAGGATATGATGCGTTAGCTTCTACATTCACATAAGGACCAGCAAAAGCGGCTGAAGAAAGTAGAAAAGGAGCAGCTGCTGCAGCAGCTAATGTTGATTTAATAGACATGATTGTTTATTTTATTTGTCTCGCATGGGACTAAAAAACCCCTGCGGATGATAGAATCCCCGACATGGGATTCTGTTTTACATCTACGTAGGGGTACGATCTTTCGATTCCTTTGTATGATGTATTTATATTAACATAAGTTTACGTTATATGTCAATGGTCGGTTTCCCCCATATCAGCAATATTAAATATATGTTGACCCAGAGATCCAGAATCTGATTGGAACCATCCAGTAGCAATATACTTATCACTCATAGGAGGGTTTCCTCTATGTGGATGTGTAAATCCACCTGGCCAAATTACTACCTTCCCCTTTTCAGGTTTTACCTTACTCTTTTGATACAAAAATTCAGTCTCACCACCTTCTTCAACATCATTAAGGTATACCATCCAAGCAAATGTTCTAGCACAATGTTGCCAAGTAGTACTTTCACAATGAAAACCATGATAACCTTGCATTGGTTTAGTTTTTTGAATTAAAGATAAAGAAGAAACACATCTATGAGTACTAATGAAAGGAGCACATTCATCAATATAATTTTTTAAACACTTACCAACAAAAGTTTGTAAGTGTCTTGCTTCTCCAGGAGAAAAGGTTTCTAAAAGAACTTGCTTATCTTGTCTCCACGGTGATCTCATCTCTCCAGCATCGACAAAACTAGATTGATCTATAAATTCTACTATCCAATCACACAAACCAGGATCAACTGCATTTGTATAAATGCCGATGAAATCTTTCATTATCTTTTTACCTGTGCCCAATCCATATCAAAAAGATATAAACCTTTATCAGTAAGAACATGGTTATACATCTTCTCAAATACTGTTGGTGGCATAGTTACTACATGAGCACCTGAAGCAAATGAATCAGATACACTCTTAACATCACGAATAGATGCTGATAGGATTTCAGTCTTATGAACATTCTGGATTGTATAAATGTCCGATATTGCTTCTATCAATTCCATACCAACGAAAGAATTATCATCAACTCTTCCCACGAAAGGTGAAACATACTTCGCTCCTGATTTAGCAGCGAGGATTGCTTGTGCTGCAGAGAAGATCAAAGTAACATTAACATTTACAAGATCTCTAGAAAGTTCTCTACAAACTCTCAATCCATCTGGAGTACAAGGAACTTTAACAGTGCATGCTTTGCCGAACTTACGAGAAAGACGAGTTCCTTCCTCAAACATAGTACCATAGTCACCCACAACTTCCATACTAATATCATTAATACCATAGTCAATGAGTTCCTGATATACATCTTCAGGATCTCTACCACTCTTTCTAATTAAAGTTGGATTAGTAGTGATACCATCAATGATACCTGTATCGTAATGCTGTTTAATAGCGTCTGTGTCAGCAGTATCTAAAAAGATTTTCATGATTTTGCTTTCTTAGTTTCTGGTGGAGTTACAACTTCAGTAGATGGTTGATCTTCTGATGATACAACTTGCTGAAGATATTCGATTACACCCTGAACCTTTAAAACAACTTCCTTTTTGTTATTAACTTGTACATTTAATTCTTGTATTTCGTTCAATAATACCTTTTGCTGTTCTATCGCAGACTCCAAATGAGTCTGGTGTTGACTATTTTGTGTCATTGGTTACAATAAATTTCCTTATATATTATAACACATATTCTTAACAATTTCTTTTAGGTTACGAAATGCTAAATATAGCTACAGTAAGAAATACTCAGGTTATGAAAAAATTCTTACCTATTGTAATGTTATTGATGACTGGTGCTGTGGTAGCACCATCAGCTAAGGCTGATATGACATCCAGAATGACTTCTAGTGTTCAACTGCAAGTCAATGCTGCTGCAACACAGATGCAGAGAATTGGCTCTTCATTTAGTATCACTGGTAATAATGTGGATACAACTGATGGTACGACTGCTAATACAATTAGTGCTGGTACTATAGCATCAGGTGTCTATTCTCCTGGTACTATTGCTGCAGTACAGGATGATCCAGGCGAATCTTTCAGTTTCACTCAGGCATTTACTCAAGCTGATGCTATTGATACAACTGGACCAGACATCGGTGATGTTTCGGCATACGGTGATCAGTTGTCTACTGCAGCTGGATCTGCTGGATCCTTGGCTGGTACTGTAACTTCGCAAGGTGCTTTGACAGTAACGGCTGGTGGAGCTGGAACTTCGGCTACTGGACAATTTGTAACTGAGTTGACAATTAACTAGGAAACTAGGTGATGAAAAGTCTTATAACTATATTAGTGTTGTTAAGTAGTGCTGGTGCTGCAAGAGCCGTACCAGTGGTACCCAACTTCCAACAAGGCTCGATGACGAGCCACACCGAGACTGAATCTACAGTCACGGAAACTATAAATTCAATTGACTATAGGACAGGATGGGAATACAGCGTTACTGGGGTAGGCGTAGAAAACAATGGCGAACCCCTCAATCCCAGTGTGAGTACATCAACAGTGCAAATTTCACCAACCGTAGGGACAGACGAAACGGGAGCAACCGCAGCAGCGACAACTTCTTCGTTCGATTCTTTAAACTTCAACGCTCAAAACAATTTCACAATAGCAGAACCTGGTGGAGCCTTTCAATTTACCCAGACATATTCTGGACCAGGTATGACAAATCAAACAGTAATACAAAGAGTAACAACAATACAAAGCGTTACAGATACAACAAGTACATTTACCCAATAAAAGCATTATGTCTATCTGCTCTGAGTGTGGTTGTGACTGCCCCTGTGAATGCACAGGGTGTGGGGGGTGTGAGTGCCACAGCGAATCCGATAGCGAACAGTTCGGGCTCAGTCACGAACCAGGCAATACAAGTTTTACAAGGTCCTTACATAACTAACACTTATGGTGGCGGTGTGCAATGTCAAGGTAGCACGTTTAACCTTACACCATATGTGCAATATGCCGATAGTAGAAAGTGGCCTTGGGAAGATTTTTATGATGAACCACAATATAATACTACTGATGCTACAGGTAAGATGGTTCCAACATATGTTACCGTAAAAAACTACCCTTGGGAAGAATGGTATGATACTAGAACATATATCTCTGACGGAACTGATGGTAATCTTGCTGGAGAAGAAGTTAGATGGTTCCCTGATGGATCAGATATCTCCATCATTCAAGATATAGACAGTCCTAATGGTGTTCCTGATGTAGTTGATAGTGGTGGAAAGATGGAACCCTCATGGTTTAAACCAGTTCGTACTGATATGAGAGCAAACCAATCTTTTAACTTAGGTCTATCTGGTACTCTTTCTGTACCACTGAATAGGAAATTAGTAAGGCAATGTCATGAAGCAGCAGCAAATCAAAATGACTTAATTGCTCAGACAGTTGCTAACAAAAGATTAGACTTTGAGATCGCAAGATTAAAAAATTGTGGTGAGCTCAAAAAACAAGGTATTATGTTCCATCCTAAGTCACCATACTTTAGTGTATGTGCTGATGTAGTTGTTACTGCACCTGGTGGACAGATAATTCCACATGAACACCAGATACCACAACCACAGTGGACTAAACCTAATACTTCTACTTCTTCAGTGCCTTCCGAAGTTCCATTATCGCCCGATTCCGATCCCGTTGAGCAAGAAGTCGTTCCCGTACAGAAAGAACCTTCTCCTTCTTCCCCCTTATCTTATCTACCTTGGCTAAAACCTTCTTCACAACAGGTTTTATCACCTTCAAAAGCAAATCCGCTAGGGGTTTTGCAAGTAGGGCAGAGCTGGTCGCAACCACAGCAATAGTAGCAGTAGTAGATACAATAGGAACACTTGGTAGGTATTGTTCAGCAAAACCTAATGTTTCCCATTGTGTTTCACATACCTTTCCGTCAGGAGTTAATTTATATCCCGTTACCTTTTCTGTTCCTGCCTGATTCAAGTCTCCTATTCTTCTTGCGTTAGGTGGAGGACATTCTACTGGTCCTTCAGCAGTATTTCCAGGCGTTTCAGGTGCTGGTGGAGCATCTGGTATCTCAGGTGTAGGTGGATCTCCAGTATCAATACCTTCAGGTGTTTCATCTGATGGAGTTCCTACTGTCTGCCAAGTTAGTCCTCTATAATCATACTCTGCTGGATCGTAGTAAGGAGCACCAGCATCACATAATACTGTATTACCTTTAGGGTCGTCATCGACCAGCATCTTATTTTTATTCTTTGGGTTCTTTACGTTCTCCTTGTGTACCTTTACACAACCTGGCATATTAACTACAGGAGTTCCTATAACCTCAGTAACAGGAACAACTGGAGGAATTACTGATGGAGCATTAACGTCAAATACTCTAGCATCAGCAATCTCACTCACTCCAATAGGTCTTATATTCGTATCTGTTGATTGAACATTTCTCACAAATTGTACTTCATTACCATCTACTTGTATATTATCAGCACCATCTACTTGTATTAAATTAGTATTAGTTACTGGTATACCATTTACATTTACTGGATAAACTGTATCTGAGCCATTTACTTGTATCACATCTGCACCATTTACCTGTATGTTATTAGCATAAGGTATAGAAGCATCATAAGTCGTAACACGACGTATGTTACGTATCTCACTCACGATACTTTACCACCCCATTCAGAATTAGGATTCTCTTTCTCCATATAATTAAATCCACTACCTTCAGGGTAAATATATTTTCCATTCTCATCAAAGTTTGGACCTACCTTCTTTGCAGGGTATGTGGGATAAGGTCTTTTACCTTCTCTCATCTCCCTACCCTTTCTTCTTCTTAACTGATTACCAGTCTCATGATCTTCAGGCATAGTAGGCCAAGAAGACCCTAAGATCCTTTTAATATCTTCTTTAGTATAACCTTTCATTACTTATCTTTCCAACCACCAGCTTTCAACCAGTTGTTGTAATGTGGGTTATCCCAGTTATCACTAATCTCATAGGAAGGAATTACAACCTCTTGGATGTATCTCCTATTCTCTTCAACAAGTTTTACTTTGGCATC